GAATCGTGTCGTATGGGGAATAAAGTGTGCCTATTATTGTGCCTATAAATATAGTTAAAGTATACAAAATTTTGCAAGGAAACACAACCGGAAATTATGGTAAACATTTTAAAAAACATAGGTGAAGCGGTAGACAAGGTAGCCGGCGGATACATCAACAGGACACTGGCACGTTTGACAGGCGCTGGAATCAGAACTGACAGCAGAGTTGTTCAGTCAAAGGCCTCGTGGACGGGAAGAGATAGTGGCAAAGACTGGCGTGTGAAATTGACTATCCCAAGAGGTTCAACTCTAGAAGGAGAATTTTTTGACAACAACAAAGTTTTAGAACCATTGAATGCCATGAAAGGAATGTTTTGGCCACTGACTCCGTCAATGGTAATTCAGCACTCGGCAAATTACAATGCGTTGTCACAAACACACAGCAACTATCCTTTCCAGGCATATCAAAATTCACAAGTGGATCAGATTAACATCATTGGTGAATTTCCCGTTCAGAATTCGGATGACGCAAAACACTGGGTAGCAACAATTAAATTTTTAAGAACCATAACAAAAATGTTTTTTGGTCAAAGCAATTACAGAGGTAATCCACCACCAATATTGCATCTTTCAGGATTTGGAGAACACATGTTCGAGAAGGTACCTGTGGTGGTAAACACATTCAACGTTGAATTAAGATCTGGTATAGATTATATTTCTACCGTGCAGAATACAACAAATTATCAAACTGCAAGAACAAGGCAACGTATGGGGCTACCAGAATTGGAATCGTCACAGACATGGGCTCCATCATTATCAAACATCTCAGTGTTGGTTACTCCTGTCTACAGCAGAGATACAATAAAGAATTTTAGCTTACAAAAATTTGCGAGAGGAGAATTAAGCAAACAAGAAGGAATAGGATTTATTTAATGGCAAAATACTCCAGAACATCACCATATCTTGATACACCACAAAATGAGATCAACCTTGAACCGTTAGTGATCAGGACTTTCGATATCGAGGACGACGATCAAGTATACACAATAGAGAGAACCTATGCCTATAGGCCAGATCTTTTGGCATTTGACTTGTACGGCACACCGAGACTATGGTGGGTGTTCGCACAGCGAAATCCAGATCAGTTGGAGGATCCGATATATGACTTCAAACCTGGAGTTACAATCCAGTTGCCAAAGCCAGAGACAATATCACGTGACCTAGGAATATAAAATGGTATCACGAGTTAGGAATTCAAAAGACTTTCAATCTAAACTTAAAAAGGTACAAAGCATAGAGAAAAAGGCCTCAAAAGCTAGAGAAAATATTTCGAGATTTGAAAAAAGAAAACAAATAAAAAAACAACAAATAGAAAAACTTAAAAACGAAACTGGCACGGTTTTTTCAAACGAAAAGGAAGACGTAGCGAATAATTCAGAATCGCTGAGCCGTAACCTCGGAATAGAACCTAATCATTTACACTTTTTTGCCTCATATTCAACTCTGTTTACGTTGAGTGGACTGAACGAGGACGAGCTAAAAAACCCAATTTTATTTTTAAATAATCCTGTGCATGACGTCATAGCAAGGTCAGCCGGTATAGGTGATCCTAATGTGAACAGGGACGTTGTCAACAATCTGGCAACAGCAGGTCCACAAATAAGCATCAAAGACAGAGAAAATAAAGAATACGAGGACAGCATAAGAATTTTAAAGCAGGGACGTGATATATTTTTCGAAGAAGTCAACCTGTTGTCAACATGTGCCCCGAGCGAGGAACGTGGCATGGCCGATTTCGTCAAAATGGAATTCAAATTACATGAACCATTTGGCATATCATTTATCGAAAAGGTCAGGGCGTGTGCCAGATTGAACGGGTACAAGGACCACCTAGATGCACCCATGCTTCTAACGATCGAGTTCAAAGGCTATGACGAGAAAGGTCAAGCATTTAGTCCTAGCCAGGCCATGATTAGGAAAATTCCTATCCTTATCACTAAGGTGGATCTTGATGTCAACGAGGGCGGTGCGATATATGATGTCACTGCGGTGCGTATACAGGACCTTGCATTCGATGACAGATTTAAATTTCCACGCACTGCTTTTGACTTTACCGCCACATCTTTACAGGTGGCAGTAGATAGAATTGCAGAAAAATTGAACGAGCAAATCGCAAAGGAAAAAAATGAACACAAAGTAAGAGAAGTCGAAGACAAATATATCATCGACCTGGATCCAGACATTGTAGCTCTGGCCAAAGATTATAGTGCTCTCGCAAAATCCGGACACAATTTTCAAAAGCCGGAAACAAACGATCCAAGAGACAATAGAAAAACCAGGATAGGAAATCGTATAACGGTTGATGTGGCCGAGGGCACGGTAACCAACCTTATCAGTTTGACAAAAATCTTAGAAGACGTGGTCCGATCGACCACTGGCTTTGAATCAATCACTGCAGACTTTTGGACTGCGTACCTTAGAAGGGTGGGATTCATAGAACCGGGACAAGAGGCAGATTCAAAAAAAATCAAGGAATTCTACGAAAGCGGAGAATTTGAGCAAAAAATAACTGAGAACGCATTTGTGCCATGGTTCAAAATTAAAACATCTGTGGCCACAGATTATTCTCAGTTTGACAACATCAACAAAATGCACAGAAAGATAATAACATACAAAATTATTCCGCATTACATTCCTGTGTTAAAATTTATACGTCCAGGCATGTTCGCTAAGAAAGGCGCTATGCGAAATGCAATCAAGAAACAATACAACTACATCTACACAGGAAAAAACGTTGATGTGCAAAGCCTGAGAATTAATTACAAGACAGCTTATTATCAGCGTAACACAATTGAGGTTGGCAAGCCAAACGAAAATGTACTTGAAAAATTAGAAAAAATTGTCACAAGAATTCTGCCAAGAGAAGATATCGAAAATAAAGACATTACAACATTACGCGGCTACCCGAGCGTAGTTAAAGGCAGAAATATTTTAAACAAAGGTGCAGAGGATCAAGGAATAGAAGGCAGGAAGCAGGAATTTTTTGACTATCTAACCAATCCACAAGTTGATATGATGAGGGTTGAACTTGAAATCTTAGGCGACCCTGCGTACATTTGCCAAGATCAGTTCATTCCGCTAGACGGCCAAGGGAATCAGACCAGTTCAAGAGAGCGTTTTAGCTCAAATACAAGGTCGTTCAATGTAGATAACTATTCACCACTGATCGAAATAATCTATAGTTTACCAGACGACATAGACGAAAAGAAAGAAGGACTGATGTTCAGAGGTACCGAAGTTCCAGAACAAAACTTATTTTTTGCTGGCGTATATCAGGTGGTGCGGATAGAAAGCAGTTTTTCGAATGGCCAATTTATACAGAACCTTACATGTGTGAGGCTAAACAATCAAAGCGGATTAGGAGAAGATGTGCAGAAGATTACTTTCAATGCTTCAGACAAGTTTCTTAAATCTTTAGTTGCCGATAAGGTGGGTGATGTAACAAAAGACGCAGAAAATTTGATTGCTAAAACAGTAGATAAAGCTATAGGACCCTTGGTACCATAATGACAGGATTTATTGACACATACAATAACCAACAAGGCTACGATGAACGGTTTGCCGGCAAGGATGTAGGACCATACGTTGGCGTTGTGAAGTACACCAACGACCCAACACGGCAAGGTAAGCTAGGAGTCAACATTCCGGAACTGACACTAACCAATAATCCGTCGCCTGCTGATTGTATCTGGTGCAATTATCTTTCTCCTTTCTATGGTGCCAAAAGTGTAGAAGCAACCTCAAAGTCGGATCCAAATGATTATAAAAGCACACAACACAGCTATGGCTTTTGGGCCGTGCCACCTGACATTGACACAGAAGTATTGGTGATTTTCGCCAAAGGCGAGGCAAACAGAAAAAATGCCTTTTGGATAGGTTGTGTTCAACAGGCTTTGACCAACCAGCAGTTGCCTGGTTATGGTAGTTCAACCGAAACAATAAGGACAAATGAAAATGCCAGGGAAGCGTATGGCATTCAAAGAAAAACAAATTACGGGACAGATTTTTTGCCTGTTGGCGAAAAAAACAGAAGAATTATCGAAGCGGCACAAACTGCGGACTTTGCCGAAAGCATTAAATATCCGGTCAACGACATCCTGGCAGATCAATTGTTGTCAGAAGGATTGATACAGGATAATGTGCGTGGCACTACGTCAAGCTCCGCGAGGCGTGAAACACCTAGCCAGGTGTTTGGTTTAAGCACACCAGGAAGGGTAAGAGAAGATTCAAGAACATTGAATATCGGTGTCAACGCCGACACTATCCGCCCTGACAGAAATCCGGGACATAGTTTTGTTATGGATGACGGTGATGTTGATGGTGCAAATCAACAAGTGAGATTACGGACAGCATCCGGACATCAGCTTTTGATGAATGACACAGAGGGCGTGGTTTACATAGCCAATGGTTCAGGCAAGGCATTCATAGAAATGGACAAAGACGGCACTATTAGTGTCTACTCCGATGGTGGCATAAATTTGAGGTCAAGCCGTGATTTCAATCTACACTCTGAGACCAATATCAACTTTCATGCGAAGGGTACAATCAATTTTACTTCGGAAAATCATTTGGCTCTGAACGCAGAAGGATATATTTTCGCCATGGGAGAAAAAGGTATTTTGAATAGTTCTCAGAACGGCAGTATTAGGCATTACGCAAAAGACGGAATATCATCATTCACAAACGGCACACAACTACACGGTGCTGGAGGAAGAATAGATCTTGCTGGATCACAAGTACACTTCAATTCTGTTGGTGCTCAATCCACTTGGGGGCCGAGCTGGCTTACGCCCGATGCGATAGGAATCAAAGTCACAGAAGGTTTGATAGACATCGATGATGATAGTCCTTTATTGGGTGGTAAGGCAAATAAAATCGATAACAAAACAACGGTAACCGACTTTGTCACACACGAACCTTATGACAGGCAGAGTAGCACAGCAAGAACAAAAAATTTCATCAATGAGGCAATGGCAGAGATCAAAAAAGCAAGTCCAGATCTGTCCGCCACAGAATTGAAAGTTATCAAAGCGGAATTGCTCAAACAGCCTAGCATCAAAGCAATATCGGAAAAATTAAATAACGTGGTAAAATTAAACGACAAAATTAAATTGCCAGTGCAAAATCTTAACACTTTGGTCAGCAAAGCCAACGATATAGAAAAACTTATTAGTGATCCCAAAGGTGCCGCAATGAATTTCATACATGGCAAAATAGCATCTATCAAGACTCAGGCTTTTAACGCCGTCAGGAGTTTCTTCAGATTTTAGAAAGTAAATAAGGTATATGGCATACGGAGATTCAGGAGCAGGTTCAGGGGGAGCAAGTAGTTCGGTAACGTTCAAGGGTTTTTCTTCAAGAGCGGAAAAACAGAATTTCAAAGTGTATGACTTTGAATGTGCTAAACAGGACCTCATCAATCGACTATCAGTACGTAAAGGTGAAAGGGTCGAAAACCCTGAATTTGGCACAATCATTTACGATGTGTTGTTCGAGCCGTTTACGGATGAACTCAAAGAGCAAATAACCGACGATATTACAGAAAATTTGAATGCTGATCCCAGAATAGCAACAGAGGAGATTCTTGTGACAGAAGCCGATAAGGGTATAGCAATACAGGCCACTATAAAGTATGTTCCTTTGAACATTGTCGAAAAACTAAGGTTTGCCTTTGACGAAAACGCACTGCTTCGCCTATCTTAATATACGCACTTAATTTAACACATAAATATCCATACAAACTATATGGCCACTACAGAACGACAGAACAGATTATTGGTTGCCGAGGATTGGCGTAAGATTTATCAAGCATTCCAACAGGCAGATTTCAAAAGTTACGACTTTGAAACACTGCGTAGAACAATGGTGGCATATCTTCGCGAAAATTATCCAGATGATTTCAATGATTTTGTAGAGAGTTCTGAATATGTGGCACTGATCGATTTGATTGCCTACATTGCTCAGGCTTTATCATTCAGAGTCGATCTTAATGCGAGAGAAAATTTCTTAGAAACAGCGGAGAGACGCAATTCAGTTTTGAGATTAGCTAGGCTGATCAACTACAACGCAAAAAGAAGAAAGCCGGCCACTGGACTTTTAAAAATAGATGCCATATCGACCACACAAGATGTAAACGATTCAACCGGCACAAATCTTGCCAATTCGAACATTGTTTGGAATGACAGCGCCAATTCAAATTACAGGGAACAATTCACTGCCATATTGAATGCGGCAAATCAAACTGGACAACTTTTTGGCACTCCACGGGAGTCGGGCAACATAGGTGGCATCAACACGGAAATTTACACACTAGCTTCCAATCAATTGGATCTTCCTATTTTTACTTTCAGTAAGGGCATAGGAGGCATTAATAGGAATTTTGAAATTGTGCCTGGAGCAATTTCCGGATCTGAATCTATTTACGAATCTGAGCCGATTGATGGTGGCGGTCTGTCTTACATATACAGAACAGATGGATCTGGAGATAGTTCTAACAACACCGGTTTTTTCTTCCTGTTCAAACAAGGCACAATGAGTTTTGCAGATTTCACGGTGGACAATGCAATTACAAATTATGTTAAAAGTATTCAAGCCGACGGAGTAAATGACACAGATGTTTGGTTATACAAACTAGATGAATTTGGACAAATTTTACAAAACTGGACGAAGGTGCCTTCGTTGTCGGGAAACAATGCGATTTATAATTCATTGTCAAGAAATCAAAGAAACTTGTTTAATGTGGTTTCGAAAGTTGATGATGCAATAGATCTTGTTTTCGGTGATGGCAATTTCAGCAATCTACCTTTAGGTAGATTCAGAACATATTATAGAACAAGTGACAACGCCAAATATGCAATACAACCGGCAGACATGCAGAATGTTCAAATAGCTATTCCATACACCGACGCCAATGGTGGAAATCAAACACTGACTATTACAATGAGTTTGAAGGCCAGCATCTACAACGCGGCGGCATCTGAGTCAAATGATTCCATAAGAGAAAAAGCCGCACAGGTTTATTATGGGCAAAACAGAATGATCACAGCAGAAGATTATCAAGTTGTGCCTTTATCTGCATCACAGGAAATTGTTAAGGTAAGATCTGTGAACAGGAGTGCTTCAGGTATATCACGTGCGAAAGAAATATTGGACCCCACAGGAGCCTATTCTAATGTTAGCGTTTTTGCCGAAGACGGAATATTATACAGAGAAGAATCAACACAACAATTTACGTTCACTTTTACAAGCCAAAGCCAAATACAAGATGTCATTGACTCACAAGTTGAAAATAAACTTACAAAAGCATACTCGAGGCAGTTTTATTACCTTAAGTATGGAACAAAAGATCTAAGCACATTAAGTGCCACTTGGAATTCGTCGACTACAGGAACCAATACAAACACAGGGTATTTTAAAGCAGGTGGTCCTTTGGTGACAGGTGATTTTGCAACATCTAATTTGAAATTTGTAAAGCCCGGCGCTTTAGTAAAATTTACGTCGCCAGACACTAGAGAATTTTTAAACAACACACTTGTGACATCTGGAACAGATAAAGCACAAGACAGGGCTTGGGCAAAGGTTGGAGCAGTGGTAAACGATGGTGCCAATGGTGGAGTGGGTAATTTGGAATCAGGGCAAGGTCCGGTCACTTTATCTTCAATAATCCCAGATGGTGCAGTTTTAAATGCAGTGATTCCTAATTTGACTTTGACATTTAATAAAGATCTTGAAGCAGACATAGTTGAAAGGGTGCAGGGTTACGAAGAGTTTGGGCTAAGATATGATGAATCATCAGA